GGCAACATCTGGTTATATCACCGATATAGGATTTGGTATTCAAGGAGTTACTGCTCCACCTGCTTCAATGAACTTCTACACTCCCGGATATCGTAGTGGTAGTAGGGAAACAATGATTCGTTTTTATGCAACCGCGGATAATGAGTTAGACCCAATTAATTATTCTGCTGTGATAAAAGCAGAGGGAATGGAAGTTACTGGTTCAATAGATATTACTGGTGATTATACCCTAAATGGAAATTCATTTTCATCATCACTATTCCAAAGTTCATCTATATCTGGTTCGGTAATCGAGTTTACCAAAGGTGATAACACTACACAACAAGTCAAAATACCAGATGGTTTAGGATATAGTGGTTTAGGTTGGGCAAGATACGATGATACAACATATACAACTTCATCTCCATTTAGTATAGATGAAGGTGATACTGAAATATTACCTTGTAATGGTTCTGGTTCAATTGAAACTCATATGCACTCATCAGTACCATTCTTTAATCCAGCCACACAAAAAATACAAGCAGAAAACGATGGTGATGTATATACTGTTACTATAAATATGACAATGAGAGCATCTTCAAATCCATCCGAAGGAGACCATGTAACCATAGCAATGAGTGGTATTGGAGTTACCCCATACGATAGGGTTCGTAGGGATTTATTCTTCTTTAAAAACAATACGGATTGGCATTATTACCACGAAATATTCCAATATTATAGTGATGCAGATTTTGTAGCAAATGGTAATCAATTTAACCTTACGGCAAGTGGAAATGATGTTGAAGTGGCAGATGTAATCATTTTCATCCAAAGAACACAAAACCATTCTCAGCACTAAATACCTATTCTTTATTTTCTTAATATTTATAGATATTAAAGGAGATAAACATGAACGAACTAATATGGCCAGGTAGTGGTTCTGCTATCACAACGGGTTCCGATTCAACCCCATTTGGTACTTATGATGCAGATAATGAATTTCAGTCAGATGGACCAAAAGTAGCATCGTGGTGTGCAAAAAGGTTGGGATATCCCGTTCAAAACGTAGAACTTATCGATGAAAACTTTTATGCTTGCTTTGAAGAGTCGGTATCGGAGTATTCTGCACAAGTAAATCAATTTAACATTAGAAATAATTTGGACACTCTTAAGGGTAATCCAACGGGTACTGATTATTCACAAAAATTAGTTCAAGGTTCAAATTTACCCGAAATTATTGGAATATCTGATGCATATGGAACTTTAGCAGGAGTAGGTGGTCAGACTGATGTTAAAAGAGGTTCGATTGATTTAGTAGCTAATCAACAATCCTATGATTTGGATACTCTTTTTGCTGATGTTAGTGAAAGTGCTAATCGTATTGATGTAGTTAAAGTATTCCACGAAGCAACTCCTGCTATTAACAGATTCTTTGACCCATACTCAATCAGTGGTCAGGGAACTCTAAACTTAATTGATGAATTTGGATTTGGGTCATTCTCGCCAGCAGCACAATTTGTATTAATGCCGGTATTTGAGGATATCTTAAGAATTCAAGCAATTGAGTTTAATGATGAGTTTAGGAAATCTGCACATTCCTTTAATATTGTAAATAACAAATTAAAAATATTCCCAATTCCAACTACAAGTGGTAAATTATGGTTTGAATATTTTGTAAGAAATGAATTTATTCAAAATTCAACAAATGTAACTGCAGATGTAGTATCGGATTACTCAAATGTAGGATATAACTTTATTCCATATTCATTTATTAATGATGTTGGTAGACAGTGGATTAGAAAATATACACTTGCTCTTGCTAAAGAACTATTAGGAGCAATCAGAGAAAAATATAGTTCAGTACCTATTCCTGGTTCGGAGATATCGTTGGATGGAGCAGCATTAAGAGCTGAGGCTCAAACTGAAAAAGATTCGTTGATTGAACAATTGAGAGAAAACTTAGAAGAGTTAAGTAGAAAAAATCAGTTTGAAATTAGAAATAATGAATCTAATTATCAGCAAGAAATGTTACGAAAAGTTCCATTAAACATATACACCGGATAAGATGCCAAGATTTGCATTAGATAGAGATATTAAATTTTTTCAAAGTATATCCCGTGAATTAGTTGAAGCGGTGATAGAAACTCCTGTTGTCTTATATAAATTGATTATTGGTGATACTAAAACCAATTTATATGGTGAATCTCTTAGTAAAACATATTACCAAGGTGTTCAAACTACTGCAGTAATTGAAAGAGATGATACGAGTGTATCTTACGAAGGTTTTGGACCAGATTCAGGTCAGAATGTAGAATTTAGATTTAATAGGTTTAAACTCGAAGAAACGGGATTCTATCCTGAGATTGGTGATATTATTTATCACAACGATGCATACTTCGAGGTTGATAATGTAAGAGAAGACCAACTCATTGGTGGACAAACGGGTGAGAAGTTCTCTATTATCGTTTCTACGTACATGACACGAAGAAGTACGATACAAACTGAAGAAAGAGTATTATAATGAAGGATAATCCAAAAAATAGAGCAAAACAATTATCGGTAGATAAGCAATATCAGAAGGGTGTAAAACTTCTTGATATCGATACTACCATTGCTGAGTACATGATTGATACTGTGATTCCTGATGTAGAAGAACATGGTAAAGCAGTCAAAGTACCTCTATTATATGGAAATGCAGAAAGATGGGCAAATGCAAGAGAGAAGGGATACCTTCGTGACCAACGAGGTAAGATTCAGATTCCACTTGTAATGTTTAAAAGGAATTCAATTGAACGAGATACAACTCTTGCTCAATTTAAAGATGTAAATACACTTCCTGCATATAGAAAATACTCACAAAAAAATAGATACGAGAGATTTACTTTAATTCAGGGTTCAGGACCTTCATATGAGCAATACGAAGTTTCAGTACCTGATTATGTAACCGTTTCTTATGAGGTAATGATTTGGACATCATTTACCGAGCATATGAATAAAATTGTAGAACAATTCCAATACGCAACTGATAGATATTGGGGAAATGACGATGGGTATAAATTTAGAACTCGTATTGATTCATTTGATAATCAACAAGAGGTTGGTGAGGGTTCTGAGCGAGTAATTAGAACATCATTTACTATGACAGTAAACGCATACTTACTACCTGAAACTTATGATGAATCTCCAACTGTTAAAAAATCGTTTACTCCAAAGAAAGTAGTATTTGGTGTGGAGACGGATTTATCGGGTAATATATTTACAAATCCGAATATTTATAATGAGTACCAAAATGTAATTGATTTTGTTGCAATTAGAGGTTCTGCAGATGGGGTAATAAACAAAAGTTTATATCCCGATGAAACGGCAGATGAGGTAACGAATAAGTATTCTTACTTCTACCTTGCAGATGCAGAGTTACCAATTTTGCCACAAGAATTAATTGGAACTTTTGATACAAAGGGTTGGTTTAGAGTTTATATTAATGGAGTCTATATTACACCAAATGCATATACTTATACCTTCAACGGTGAGTTAAATAGAATTATTTTTAAATTAGATAATACTCAAGCATTTGAAAGTGATGGTCCATTAACGTATGTTTTAGAACCTGATTTTGAAGTTTCAGTAACTGGTAAATTTATTGAATTATGAACATTTTTACTTTAAAAAACATAATGAAAGAAGTAAACGCTCCTAATACGTTTGAGGGAGTTCCTTCTGATAAAGATGCCGGTGATAGATATCAATTTTTTCATCCATTATATTGGATTTTTAAAGTTGAAAATATGAGAATAAAAACATTAGACTCTCGTTTAGTGAATAAAAGAAAACCTCATGCAAGATTTGATGTATTTATGTATCTTACAACGGATGATTCTCAGGGAGAACTATTTGTAAGACCACAAGATTATATCTTTGAACAGGTAGGAAATGATTTTTATGTAAAAATGAAAAAAGAAAATTTTCCATTAGAAGATAGAAATGGAGACCCTTGGTCTTTTTCAACTAATGATAGAATTTTTATAAAAGGTGATATTGAACGAGTAAACTAATGGCTAGAAAAGTACCAGATATATATTCGGGTAATACCCAAAAAAAGAGAGATAGGTTATCTTTCAAAAATTTTGTGCTTGAAGTTATTGAGGATACATTTATAAACGAATTTACTCCAACTTCATCCTCATTAGATACAGATACTCAGACATTATTTACTTTATTTTTAGGTCCGAAAGATGGTAATTCTGATGGAGATTTATTAGATAGAGTTGATATAAGCGGATATAGATTTACGTATGAAGATTTACAGGTAGATAACGCATATGATTATTTAGATGTATTTCTTTATGGTGTAAAGCAAGATAGAAGTAAATATGATGTAGAGTTGTATAACGATATTGGAACACAACTAACATCAGGACAATATGCTAGTGGCTCAAAAGAAATAAGAATGATATTTAATGAAGATATCACTCGAGTTCCACTTGAGGTACCAACTAATGCATTTACGATTAAAGGAAAAATTGTAGAGATAGAAGAATAATATGGCTAGATTAATATCAAGAACTCAGGTTGAGGAACAACAGGATTTTATTAAAAATACTTCCTTTTCTCAGAATGTAACCATTTCTGGTTCTCTTCTTGTATCTCAAAGTTTTTCAATTGGGTCCAACTCAGATACTCAACAACAAATCACAGGTTCAGTTGAAATTACAGGTTCATTAACTTTAGATGGTCCATTTAATGTAGTTGGTGACCAAGCTTTAGATTTAACCGCATCAATTGCATTAGAATCAATTAATACACGATTATTTGGTGGTGTTACTCCTGAAGATTTTGGAGCCAGTGATTCAACGTTGTATGTATCATCTACAAATGGTAGTGATGATAATGATGGTAGAACACCTCAATTTCCACTAAAAACTGTTAAAAGAGCAGCTGAATTAGCATCTGCAGGGGATGATGGTAGATTTGGATTACCTGACTCAGATTTTTCAGGATTTAGAATTGAAGTAGCAGCAGGTACATATAGAGAAAACAATCCAATTGAACTTCCAAGAAATACAACAATTTGGGGAGCAGGTTTAAGGGTTTGTAAAATTCTAGCTAATAATGAAAATGAAGATTTATTTTGGGTAAATAGTGGATGTTATATCGCAGAGGTAACTATGGGTGGATTAAGAGTATTCCCATCAGTTGATAACTCCCGAAGTGGATTTGCGGTTGCATTTGCACCCAACGCATTTATTACAACATCTCCATATATTCAGAATTGTTCAATGATTTCAAATCAGGAGAACTCGTTCTTAGAGTTATATGAAGATATTCCTGCTGGTGGTGGTGGGTTGAACGTTGATGGTAACGTTATTCATCCCGATTCACCTCTTGCATCAATGGTATTGGATGCATATACACAGGTTGCACCAAATGGTGTAGGTTGTCAGGTTGTAGGTAGAGGATTCATTCAGTTGGTATCCTTCTTTACCAACTTCTCAGCATATGCAGTAAAAGTATTAGATGGTGGGCAAGCGGTACTACTTAACTCCAACACTTCGTTTGGTGATTTTGGTATGTATGCTTCAGGTTCACGTTTTATCACGGGTAGTGGTGGTAACGCAGATGCATTTGCATCAGTAAGAGATAACTATACGATTATCATTGATACTATTGAAGATGGATTATCTGCAATTCCTGAATTAGTTCCAAATACAACACGCGGTATTAAAACAACATCTGAATTACAGAAATTTATATCAGGTAAATCTTCTAATGATGTTGCTGAAAAAACTAAATCTGAATACAGATTAGTTTCTAATATTGTAGATAGTGGTGTATTAAATATACCTGCTTTATTAGCAAAATCATCTACTCAGGGGTATAGTACTGGTTCTTCATGGAATGTATCAGGAAACGAACAAACAACGGGTTCAATCACTGCATCAGCAACCGAATTATCAATACTAGCAGATAGATTTGAAAAAGTACAAGAAACTTTAGAGATAGGTTCTCGTATCACTGCTAGTTATAATTTAGTTGATAATATTGAGGGATTAATTCAAGTATCATCTGAAACTATAACTCCCGTAGGATTTGCATCATCACAGACAACCATAAATGATGTAAATGTAAACTTTAGAAATATTCAAAATATTGTTAAAGATGGTGTATCTGCTACCCCATTCTTTACATCAAGTAATGAAGAAAATATTAAAGTAACGGATACTCCTCAATTTATTACTGATATTTCTTCAAGTGCAGATGTTCAAAATAAAATTAGTTCATCATTCTCAATTGTACATAATACTCTATTACGAGGAACAGGTTCAGCTCCTAATATTATTCAAAGTTCTTCTAATGAAAATCCAACGATTGATTACCAAAATGGATATTCTGCATTAAAGGGTAATATTCCATTTATTCAAGAAGAAACCATTGCATATATCTCATCTTCATGGTCAACCTTTGATTATGATGAAGACAAGTGTAAACGAGATATTGGATATATTGTAAGTGGTGCTGCACATGATTTATTATATGGTGGTAATGAAGAATCGGTAAGAAATGGTAATTTTTATTATTTATTCCCATCAGATGCAACAGGCTCTCAATTACAGCAAACATTAGATGCAATCAGATATGCATCAGGACTTGCAACTCGAGTAGTTGGTGATGTAACATTCCAAGAACCAAGTAATGAGCAATTAAATGCTTATGATGGGATTATAGAAAATAAAACATTTATACAAGAAGAAGTAATTCACTACATCTCATCATCATGGAGAAACTTTGATTATGATGAAGTTAAATGTAAAAGAGATGTGGGTCACATATTAGATGCAGTTGCTACCGATTTAAGATATGGTGGTAACGAGCGAAGTATTATTGCTGGTAGATTCTACTACGATTACCCATCGGAGGCAACTACAACCCAACTATTACAGACTGTTGATGGTATTAAGTATGCAGAAGATTTAACTGAAGAAATTCTTAAAGCAAATTCATTCGGTACTGCCTCTGCAGTAGTTCAATCAACATATGATTTGATTGTAAATAACCGAGAATTAATTCAAGAGGAAACTGTAAACTTTATTGATACTCAATATCCAAACTTAGATTATCTAAGAGATAAGTGTAAACGAGATACTGGATTTATTTTAGATGCAGTTGCTACCGATTTATTATATGGTGGTAATCAAAAAAGTATTAGAGCAGGTTTATATTATGGTCAAGTTCCATCTAAAGTAAATGGTGTTCAATTAGATGAAACCTTAGCGGGAATACTCTACACTAAGAATTTTGTAGATAATGTTGTAACTAATACTATTATTGAATCTCCACGTACAATAGCAAGTACCGAAGCTAGAATTCAAGCGGGGAACATTAGTTTTGTAACTGCATCATTAGGTGGTGGTGAGGCTGAAAGGGCAAAAGTAAGTGCATCAATTGGAATTGTTGAAGATGTAATTAAACAAGGTGAGGATTCTATATTAGCAGCAATTGCAGGAAACACACCTGATATAACTTGGACAACTGAAGACCCAATATTAGTAACAGGTATTTCTGCAATATCTTCTTCAACTCAATTAAGTGCATCACTTTCTGCATCAGTAACCCCTTCGTTTGATGTAGTAGTTAAGGTAATTGAAAGTGGGAGTACTATCACAAGTGATTTAACTATTGGAAGTGCAAGTAATTCAGAATTACCTGTTGCTCAACGAGGTATTCCAAAAGATTCATATCCACCTGAAAATTTAGATTCTACCGTAGTGGGAACGACTATTCCCGCCGAAGTTACTTTAGTTTCTAATATAGAAAATAGTATAAGATTTAATTCAGGTTCACAATACACATCAGTAATATCTGCATCAAATGAGTTAACTACATCTATTTCAGAATCATTCTCAACTGTTATTGATATTATAGAGTATGGTATTACGAGTAGTCTTGTTTTAAGTGGTTCTGATGGAAGTTCTACTTATTTTGAGGTAGTTACCTTACCAAACGATTCAACTGCGTTCTACATCAATGATAATCAATTAAAATATTTTGATGGTAGAGAAGGTTGGGCTCTTGGTGGTGAGGACACTGGTTCGTTCTTAGGTTCTAAGAAAGACCCTACCTTAACATTGGTTAGAAACGAAATGTACACATTCTCAGTTAATGATTTAGGTACTGAGGATATTACTATTAATGCACCATTCTTAATTAAAACAAAAAGAAGTAGTGGGTACGATGATATTTTAAAAGGAGAAAATATTATTAATAATGGTATAACATTTGGTACAATTACATTTACTCCATTATACAATACTCCAGATACACTATATTATGTAAATCCAACTAATCCTTCTGCAAGTGGTGTGATTAACATTGTAGATAGTTTACCACTTTCTGCAGAGCAAGAATATGTAGAAGTTCCATCGAGAGGACAGTTCGAAAAAATACTTAATACAACTGAAAATATTAAGATATCAAATAGAACACAATATACTTCTTCATTAAATGCAACAATATCAGATAGAAATCTGATAAGTGGTTCGATTGATACTGTAATTAATATCCTAACAAGTGGTAGTTCAGTTGCTCCAACGATTGTCAAAAATATTGATGGATTAATTAAACGAAGTAATATAACACAGGTAACATCTTCATTTGATATCTCGAGTACTATTGTAAACAAAATTTCATCTTCGGTAGGTATCGTATTAAATATCATAGAAAATGGTACAGGTTCGTTACCAACTCAAATTGATAATACTGATGAGTTTATTGCAGTTGGTGAAGTTTCTCAATTTACCACATCCTCAATTTCAGCAAGTTACGCAGATGTTCAGTTTATTTCAGAATCATTTGAAATTGTAGCAAGAATATTAGAAAATGGAAGTGGTTCGTATGAAAGTTCATCTCTATATGTAAGTGAGATAACATCATCAAACACGGTAGCAGCATATAATCTAATTAAACAAAATATTGATTTCATTCAAGAAGAAACCATCGCATATTTATCATCTTCATGGTCAACATTTGATTATGATGAAGATAAATGTAAACGAGATGTTGGTTTAATTACGAGTGGAGCTGCAGAAGACTTATTACACAATGTTTACTCGGCATCAATTGTAAATGGTAAATTCTACTTAGAATATCCAAGTGAAGCAACAGGTTCTCAGTTGAATCAAACTCTTGATGGGATTAGATATGCGAGTAGATTAGCACAAAATGTTGCATCTAACATTACGTTCGGTTCCCCATCTCAAGAAAAATTAGATACCGAAACTATTATTAGAGATAATAAAGAATTTATTCAAGAGGAAGCAATTACATTCTTATCTTCGTCATGGTCTGCGTTTGATTATAATGATGTAACGTGTAAGAGAGATATTGGATATATCTTAGATGCTACAATTACAGATATTGTATATGGTGGTAATGAAAGAAGTATTAACGCAGGTGTGTTCTATTACAAGTATCCATCTGAAGCAACGGGTTCACAATTATTCCCAACTGTTGATGGTATTCAATATGCAGGAGAAATAACTCAAGAAATAGTAACAGGTTCGGTGTTTAGTGAACCATCTTCTACTAAAGTGAGAGCATATAACTTAGTACATGAAAACAGAGAATTAATTCAAGATGAGGTAATCCAATACATTTCATCTTCTTGGAATTCGTTTGATTATGATGATGTAAAATGTAGAAGAGATACGGGATATATTTTAGATGCAGCAACTACCGATTTAATTTATGGTGGTAATGAGAGAAGTGTAATAGCAGGAGATTTCTACTATCGTTATCCATCACAAGCAACAGGTTCTCAATTGAACCAAACAGTAGATGGTATAGTTTACGCACAGAGATTAGCAGATAAGATGTTAACTAATACTACATTAGTTACTGCATCATTAGAAAGAAGAGAGGTTTATGACCTAATTGAAAAAAACCGAGAAATGGTTCAAGCAGAAGTTATTTCTTACATCTCATCTTCTTGGTCTGCTTTCGAATATGATGATGTTAAATGTGCAAGAGATGTAGGACATATTTTAGATGCTGTTGCAACTGATTTAAGGTATGGTGGAAATGAAAGAAGTGTAATTGCTGGTGAATATTATTGGTTATATCCATCAGATGCAACGGATGGACAGAAAATTCAAACTATTGATGGTATTGTTCATGCTGCAAGAATCGTACAAAAACTAATTCAAAGTACAATATTAGAAACGCCATCCGTAGATAATTTAGCAATTTGGAATCTAATCAGAAGTAATAGAACTCTTATTCAAAACGAGGTAACCGAGTTTATAGATTTTAAATATCCATTCTTTACATATAACCGAGTTAAGTGTAGACGAGATGTAGGACATATCTTAGATGCAATCCTAACTGATTTGGTATGGGGTGGTAATGAAAGAAGTGTGATAGCTGGTGATTTCTATTATAGATATCCATCCGAAGCAACTACTATTCAATTAGATGAAACCGTAGATGGTATTAGATATGCAGAATCGTTGGTTCAAAAAATCATTGCAGGTGAAGAGTTCTATCAACCATCATTAGTTTTAAACACCGATGGAAATATTAAGGTAACTGAATTAGAACCAACTGCATCTTCAATTGCATTAAGTGGTTCATATCAAACTGAAGTTAGTAAATCGTTTAATAGTATTACTGGTATCATTAATACTGGTAACGAATTATTTACTCCATCAACCGCAACTTACAATCCTGCTAATGGTGATTTTGTAATGACAGTTTCACGCCATGGATTGAGTGTTGGTGATAGTATCTATCTAAAACCTGAATCATTCACATTTACTTGTGAAATGGATGGTAATAGAACGGAACATAAATTACCTGCAGTTGGCCAACCTGCATACGATAATAGATTAACTATTAAATCGATAACAACTGATACTGTAACTGTAAATGTAGGTAAATCAGGTCCAAATGTAGAATTCAATCCAACAACCGCATCTTATGACCCTGCAACTGGTGATTTTGTGGTAACTGTTGGAACTCATAGTTTAAGTGTTGGTGAGGGTATCGTTATGGAACCTGAATCATTCGCATTCACTTGTGATATGGATGATAACCAATCAATTAAATCTTATCCAAGAGTTGGTATAGACCCTAAAGCAGTTCGTTCTATTCCACTTACTTCGGTAACTGATACTACATTAACATTTAATGTTGGAGCATCCGGTCCAAACAAATACTTTACACCAACTGATGTTGAATATAACGCATTAACTGGTGATATGACATTGACTGTTAGTGAATCATTCGGATTGGGAGTTGGTAGAAGTGTAGTATTGGAAGATGAATCATTTGCATTTACTTGTGACCAAGATGGAAACACAACAACTCATTCTTACCCAAGAAGTGGTTCAGACCCATACGCTGGAAAATCAATTGTGATTACTTCAGTTGGTACAACATCGCATACCGTAACCGATGCACCATACGATTCAGCAACTGGTGATGTTACAATCACAATTGCTAATCACGGATTCTCAAATGGAGATTACATCAAATTAGATGATAACTCTCTAACTTATACTTGTGTGTTAGATGGTAATACAACTACCAAATCTTACCCAAGACCTAATTACGATTATCCAAGTGGAAGATGGTTGGAAATTTCAAATGTAACTACAAACACATTTGATATCAATATCGGTTCATCTCCATATGTGGGAGCACATACATTCGTATCTGCAACTTCTGATGGATTAGAAAGACAAGATGGTACATTTACAATTAATGTAGGAGATGCTGGAAGTGCTTCTGATTCTATCCACACATTCGTATCTGCATCTCAAAATGCTGTTAAACATGAACCACAATCGGTTCACACATTTGTATCAGCATCTCTTGGAGCAATCAAACATTTACCACAATCAACTCATACATTCGTAAGAACTGATAGAGATTCGGTAACTACATTACCTGTATTAACTGAAAGTATTGAAGGATTAATTAAGATTACTGATACACCTCAATTCACTTCTTCATTAAGTGGTAGTGAAGTTGAAGCAGGATATGTAACTCGTAGTGTAGGATTTATTAATGATATTATCCGATTCGGAACTGATGATATTCCATTCGCATTAGCTAAGTGGTTTGATGATACATTAGATGTACCTCAAAACTTAACTACTGGTTCTTATGTAACCGCAAGTGGTACTTACACAACTACAACTGAATTTGGTATTGTAAGTTCATCATTTGGTTCTATTATCAATGTAATTGAGAATGGTATCAGTTCTCTACCAACAATAGAGTACAACACTGCTAATAGCATTAAAGTAACTACTACGAATCAATTTACATCATCACTTTCTGGTTCAACGAATTCGATTACTAAAGTAAGTGCAAGTGTAGGTATCGTAGAAAATATTGTTCAGAATGGATTATCAGTTAAACCTACGATTGTTTACAACAACTCAGATACTGATAATTTAATTCAGGTAACTAACGCAACTCAATTTACAACGGGAAGTTTTGGTGGTGAATTACAAAGAAGATTAATTTCATCATCAATTTCAGTAGTAGCAAGTATTTTAGAAAATGGAACAGGTTCACTACCTGTTTATGAAG